CCGAAGTGACCGCGATCGACTACACCGCCCGGTGGCATCTCGGCGACCGGGACACTCGCAGCGTGACGGTCAAGATCCCGCTCCGCACCCAGAGCGAGAACAACATGCGCGAGCACCACTACGCCCGCGCGCGCCGCCGGAAGAAGCAACGCGAGGTGGTCCACCTCGTCGTCGGCACCACCCTCCGCGCCGAGGGCATCAAGCCGCCGTGCGTCGTCGAGCTGGTCCGCATCGCGCCGAAGAAGCTCGACTCGGACAACCTCCAGGGCGCTTTCAAGGCGGTCCGCGACCAGGTGGCCGCCGAGCTCGGCGTCGACGACCGCACCGACGCCGTGCGCTGGGTCTACGACCAGACCCGTGGCGCCGTTCGGGAGTACGCGATCAGGGTTACGATCCGCACGGAGATCCGATGAAGGCGGCTTGCATCTCTGCGAAACCGCGCCCATCTTCCAGGGCAGCGGCGCGCCGGAAACCACGACGCGCCGTCGAAAGGATGGCGCCCATGTCGCCGACGGTCCACGAGAGCACGCTGCACCTCCCGCCAGGCTGGCACCTCGAGCCGCAGCAGGTCTGCCAGCCACGCGGCGCCGACCCACGACCGCTGCTGACCGACGACGCCGGCCACGTGCTAGCCGTCGTCGAGCGCGTCCCGGACGACGCGAACTGACGTGACTTCGCCGAAGTCCAGAGCGGTCACGCGCGCACGCGCGACCACGTCCGAGGTGTCCGCGCGCGTGGATGAGATCGCGACCATGATGCGCGCTGGGCAGTGGACGCCGGGTGAGACCGGGCGGGTGCTGGCCAAGAGCTTCGGGGTCCCGCTCACGACGGTGGAGCACTACGCCGCCGAGGCATGGCGGCGCGTCTGCGCCGAGGCCGACGACGCGGCCAAGGCGCGGCCGACCATCGCGGGGACGCTGGCGACGTCGCTCTCGCAGGCCGCAGCGGAGCGCGAGTACAAGGCAGTCGCATCGCTCGCGGACGTGTGGAGCAAGGTCGTGGGCGCTCGCGCTCCGGAGCGGCACGAGCATGCCGTGGTGGTCGCGCAGTACGAGGCCCTGCCTCCGGCGGGGAAGGCTGCATGGCTCAGGGAGCGCGCGGCGGCGATGATCGCAGAGGCGGACAGGCTCGAGATGGCACCTGAACCCTGACCTCCTCGTCGCGGTCGACCAGATCCTGAATCGGGCCCGAGCGCGGACGTTCACGCCGCACCAGCCGCATCCGAAGCAGGCCGAGTTCCTTGGGCTTGAGTGCCGCGAGGCGCTCTACGGCGGCGCCGCCGGCGGGGGGAAGAGCGACGCGTTGCTCATGGCGGCGCTCCAGCACGTTCACGTCCCGGGCTACTCGGCGATCCTGTTCCGCCGCACGTACCAGGACCTGAACCTCCCCGGCGCGATCATGGCGCGCTCCCACGAGTGGCTTGCGGGGTCCGGCGCGTCATGGAACGGCACGGACAAGCGCTGGACCTTCCCGAGCGGGGCGGTGCTGTCGTTCGGGTACCTCGACACGGACCGCGATCGCTTCCGGTACGCCTCGGCGGAGTTCCAGTTCATCGGCTTCGACGAGCTTACGCAGTTCCCGGAGGGCTGGTACCGGTTCCTGTTCTCGCGCCTCCGCCGACTGAAGGGCTCCGACGTGCCGCTGCGGATGCGTGCGGCGACCAACCCCGGCGGGCTCGGCCACGAGTGGGTGCGTCGGCGGTTCATCAACCCGGGCGCACCCGAGCGCCCGTTCGTTCCGGCGAAGCTCGACGACAACCCGAGCCTCGACGGCGAGGAGTATCGCCAGGCCCTCGCCGAGCTCGACTCGACGACGCGGAAGCAGCTCGAAGAGGGGCTTTGGATCCGCGACACGGAGGGTCTTGTGTACCGCTACAGCGAGGCGCGGAACGTCATCGCGACGGCGCCCGAGTGCCAGCGGTACCTGCTCGGGATCGACTACGGCGCGCGCTCGCCGACGGCGTTCGTGCTCATCGGCTGGCGGCTCGGAGACCCGACGGTCTACGTCCTACGCGCGTGGAAGAAGGCCGGGATGTCGCCGAGCGAAGCGGCGGAGGTGGTCGCGGAGCTTCAGTCGCGGATCCCGCTGTCGCGCATCATCGGCGACCTCGGCGGGCTCGGCGCCGGCTACCAGCTCGAGGGCGCGTACCGGTTCAAGCTCCCCATCGAGGCGGCCGAGAAGACGAACAAGCTTGGGTACATCAAGCTGCTGAACGGCGACATGGAGCGTGGACGCGTGAAGATCGTCCTGCCCGAATGCGAGCCGCTGGCAACCGAGTGGCTCGAGCTGCCATGGCACGAAGAGCGCGAGAAGGAAGCTCCCGGGTTCGACAACCACTGCGCCGACGCGATGCTTTACGCGTGGCGTGCTGCGTTCGCGTGGACCCAGAAGGAAGCGGCCATGGGCGAGCCGACGACGACGACCGAGGCGATCCAGAAGGCCGCCGAGAAGCGGAAGGCGGAGTTCCTCATCGATCGCGAACGCGAGAAGCGACGCGAGGAGCGGCACGGGCGACTGCCTGCGACACATCGGAACGCGCTGCGGCGCCCTTGACGAAACTGTCAGGTGAATGTCAGGATATGCGGCGTGGGGTCAGGGGCTCAGATCCATCCGCTTCGCGATCGCATCCTCGTCACCCGGCTCGAGGGCCACGGAATCGAGACGACGTCGCCAGGTGGGATCGTGATCCCCGCGACGGTGGAGCGCAGCGTCCGAACGAAGCCGGACTACTTTCGGGCACGCGTCGAGGCGCTCGGGCCCGAGGCGGAGCGCGGGTACGCCGGGGACCTGAAGCCCGGAGACGAGGTGCTCGTGTACACGTACTCGGGGACTGCGGACTCCGTCTTCACGGGCTCGACGCTCGGCGAGCACCGGCTGGTGATCGGGCCGGACGACATCCTCGGGGCGGTGGTCTCGTGAAAGGCTGGCTCGTGTTCAAGGACGGCCGACGCGAGGCACTCGCCGCGAAGTACGTCGGGTGCCAGCGGTTCCACCAGCCTCACCGAGGTCCCGACGGCTCGTTTCTCGAGACGATCTTCGAGGCTTCCCCGGTGCGACAAGAGGGCGGTGCGATCTTGTACCTCGAGACCGAGACCCGGGACGTAACCGAGTCCTGGGGACGCCCGAGGATCTCTTGAAGCTCGCGATCTACGTCATGCACGTCCCCGGGACGCGGGAGACGGAACTCGCGAAGCTCCTCGCGCGCGTGCCGAGCGCGATCGTGAAGCGTGACCCGGACCGTCTGGGCGCGTGGTCGACCGCGAAGCGGTGTTGGGAGGCTGGCATCGCGAGCGGGGCCGATTGGATCGCGGTCCTGAACGACGACGCCGATCCGTGCCCAGACTTCGCCGAAGTGGCCGCCAAGGCGCTGAGGGCCCTGGATGACAGCCTCGTTCGGTTCAATCCGGTCTGCTTCTACACCGCTCACCCCAGAGCGCGCGAGGCCTACCCCTCCGACGCCGTCAGCGGCGGCTGGTACACAACGCACGACGACCTCGTTGGCGTGGGGTGCGCCCTGCCCCGCGCGGCAGCGATCGACTTTCTTCGATGGGTCGACGAGAACCCGAAGGTCGGTGACTTCTCCGATGACGGACGGCTGAATCTCTGGGCCATCGCGCGTGGGCGGCGCGTCTTCACGACCGTACCCAGCCTTGTGGACCATCAGCTCCCCGACGAGAGCATGGTCAGCACGAAGGAAGACCACGCCCGCCGCGCGGTGGTCCCGCCGGAGACGGACATGGCGGTCGCCGACTGGCGCACCGAGGACATCCACCTCGGCCGAGCTCGGTCCGGCAATCAGTGGGAGATGTTGCACCGCCTCGAGACCGTCGAGCCGGTCCACATCGAGCGGGCCTACGAGGTTTACCGGCACGGCAAGCCGGTCAGCGAGAAGCCGCACGTCTTCATCGCCATGCCGGCCTACGTCACGCCCGAGGCCGCGGTCCGGGCGAGCGTCCAGCGCATCGTCGAGGACCTCCAGGCCCACGGGATCGGCGCCACCTACTACGAGAGCGGCGGAGACAGCCTCGTCACGCGCGGCCGGCATGGGCTCGTCCACGAGATGCTCTGCACGACGGCGACGCACCTGCTTCAGTGGGACGCTGACATCGAGTGCCTCGACCCGACGGCGGTCCGGAAGATGGTCGAGACCAAGCACGATGTCGTCGGAGGGGCTTACCCCTGGCGTGACGGGTCGGGCCGCGTCGTCGCGAACCCGCTGCCGGAGACGATGCGCGACCGCATGATCGACGTCGACCCCGCGACGAAGTGCCTGCGCGTCTCCGAGGTCGGGACGGGGTTCCTGCTCACGAGCCGCAAGATGCTCGTGGACCTCTGCGCGAAGCACCCGGAGACGATGTACCAGGCCGACATCGAGCCGTACGTTGGCGCCCCGATGTGGGCCTTGTTCGACGCGCACCTCGAGATGCGCGAGAACGGCCGGCGCCGGTACGCGTCCGAGGATTGGCGGTTCTGCCAGCTCGCGCGAGAGGCCGGCTACGGGGTCTTCGTGTACTACCCGCCGGTCTTCCGTCACTGGGGGAAGACCGCGCACCAGGGGCACATCGTCAAGGCGTGGGGGCTGAGTGGTCAGCCCGAGACCGCGCCCGGATGACCCCGTTCAAGATCCGAACGCTCCGAGCCAGCGACCGCGCGCTGATCATCGACTCGTGGAAGAAGTCCTACGAGGGCTCGCCCGCGGTGCGAGGCTGCGACCGCGAGCACTATCGAAGCGAGATGAGCCGGTCGATCAACCGCCTCCTCGACAAGGCGACCGTGCGTCTCGCGTGCGACCCGAGCGACGAGGACACCGTGGTCGGCTGGGTCGCGTTCACCGGGCGTGAGCTCCACTGGGGCTACGTCAAGGAGGCCTTCCGGACCGAGTGCAAGCTCGCCGACCTCCTCGCCGGTGTGACCATCGACGCGTTCACGTTCCGCGGGCGCTCGCTCGAGCATGCCCTCGTTGGCGTCGACGGATGTGCCTTCAAGGTCGACGACACCGGACGCGCCGCATGGTGCCCCCCGAAGGGCTGGCGTTTCACCCCGAGGTTCAGCGTATGAGCGACACCACCGAGAAGCCGACCACCGACCTCGCCGCCGAGAACGAGCAGCTTCGCACGCAGCTCGCCGATGCAGGGCGCCAGCTCACCGCCGCGCAGCAGTCGATCCGCGCGCTTCGGCTCGCCATCCAGGTGCAAGCGGCCGTCCTCGGTCAGCCGGTGCAGCCGTGAGTTACACCGACCTCGGCGAGTACGACTCGATCCGCGTCAAGTACGCGACGCACAAGCTCCGGCACTCGCATCACGCGACGCTCATCGAGTCCGGGCCTGGTCAGACCATCCGGCTTTCGGCCAACGGCCCGTACGTCGTCTTCCGGATCGTCGAGAGCGGGATCGAGTTCCCGATCGGAAACATCGCGAGCGCGATCCCGAAAGGCTCGGCCATCTCGGGCCGGCTCCAGAAGACCACCGGCTCACGCCTGACGACGAAGCCGTCCACGCCGCCGAAGAAGTCCGCGAAGGGGGTCGCCGATGTCGACGAGTGACCGCGACAAGGCCGAGTTCATGCGCGAGGTCGGCGCCACCCATGCGGAGTGGACCGAGACCGCGATGGGCGGCGAACTCCTGACCAAGCTGACCCTCGGCCCCACGGCTCCGGCTCAGGGTCCGGCCGCGCGCATGGCCGAGTGGCACCAGCAGCAGGCCCAGCGAGCGGCGGTGCACAAGCACGACATCATGTTCGCTGCGTCGAGTGTGAAACCGCAGTTCACGCCGCCCCTGGCCCCTCCGTCCGCCGTACCTCGCGCCGTGCGCGCGAAGGAAGCGGCGGCGAAGCGTGGGCAAGCGCGCTGAGAAGTCGGACCGCCGCAGGGGACAGACCCGTGTCGAGAAGGTGCTCTCCCGCGAGCGCCCGAAGGACGCGCGCTGGTACCGCGAGGAGGAGTGCCACGAGACCCTCTTCGGACAGCTCGACCGACTCCAGCGGCTGACCGCGGCGCGCCGGCGACAGGACATCTACTTCGCGTGCCTCTACGACGACAGCGAGTTCTCCTCGCTGCTCCAGGGGTCGCAGGCGGTCGGCGAGTTCACGCCGCAGACGATGACGACGAACATCGTTCGTCGCCAGGTCGACGCCTTCGTGTCGAAGCACACGAAGAACCGCCCCGTGCCGATGGCGCTCACGACCGGCGGCACCTACGCCGAGCAGCGCCGCGCCAAGAGCCTGTCGAAGGTCTTCGAGGGCGTGCTCGACCAGGTGGGCTACTGGGATACGCGCCCGCTCCTCCGCCGGGACGGCGCCGTCTTCGGGTCCGGCTTCGCGCTCAACCACCGCGTGGGGCGCCAGCTCTTCCACGACCGTTGCTATCCGTGGGAGTTCCTCGTGGACCCGCGCGAGGCGATGTACGGCAAGCCGCAGACGCTCGTGCTCGTCCGGTACGTCGACAAGCTCGTGATGATGGAGCGCTACCCGGAGCACGCGGAGGCGATCCTCAACAGCGAGGGCAAGGCGCTCGAGGACGCGTGGTCGATCGGGTGGGACGAGACGTGCGACCTCGTCCGCGTCGTCGCCGCGTGGCACCTGCCGAGCGGTGAGGTCTCGGACAAGGACGCGAAGGGCGGCTCGTACGCGCTCTGCGTGAGCGACGCGACGCTCGAGCACGGCGAGTACCGACGCGACCACTTTCCGATCTCCAAGTGGGACTTCTCCCCTGGCATCTGTGGCTGGTGGGGAGAGGGCATGGCGAAGCAGCTCGCTGGCCTCCAGTACGAGGTGAACGCGATCGGGCTCCGGCTCCAAGAGCAGGGCTACATGTCCGGCACGTTCGTGTGGACGCCGCCGGACTCGGGTCTCGAGTCCGAGATGATCGACAACGGCGTGTTCACGCACCTCGTGTCGGCGATCAAGCCGGAGTTCTTCAACCCATCGCCATGGCATCCGCAGTTCTTCGACTACTACATGAACCTCCGCGGCCGGTTCGCCGCCGAGGAGACGCGGCTCTCCGAGATGGCCACGCGTGGCGAGAAGCCGCCTGGGCTCGACTCGGGCGTGGCCCTCCGCGCATGGAACAACCTCGACGACGAGGCCTTCCTCCCCCAGGGCCGCGAGGACGAGCGCGACGCAATCGACACCGCGTGGCAGTTCTACGACCTGCTCGAGGAGATCGAGACCGAGCCGCCGCGCGACGGGGAGAAGCCGTACACGGTTCGCGTCGAGAAGCGCGAGCACGGCCAGACCATCCTTGAGGACGCGGACTGGAAGAAGGTCCGCATGGACCGCGAGAAATTCACGCTGAAGGTCTTCCCGACCTCGCTCCTCACGGGGACGCCGGCGGAGAAGCTCCAGACGGCCAAGGAGCTCGCCGCGGACGGGCTCCTGAGCATCGACGAGGTCTACGCGCTCGTCGACATCCCCGACGTGCAGCGGATCCTCAACCTCCGCGGGGCGCCGCGACGGGCCATCGAGAAGATCCTCGAGAAGATCCTCGACGCCGAGGACCCCGAGGCCGCGTACGTCTACCCCGAGCCGGCGATGGGCCTCGAGCTGTGCCGCTCGCTCGCCCTGATGACGTACCTCGACGCGTACACGAACGACGCGGACGAGGAGAACCTGCGCTGGGTCCTCCAGTTCGCGATCGACGCGGAGATGGAGATCGAGAACGCCGAGGCTGGGGCGGCGCAGCCATGGGC